CAGAAATGCTCTCCCATTCTCATATGAAATTAGTTTGGCAAAAAACTGGCGACTATATTAATTGTGATCCCGTTGATCATGGTTTTGTAGAATATTGGCTTGATAAACAGCAAGAGTTCATCTGGAAAACAACTAGTGTTCTGCCTCAACAAGAATTGTTGGAAGAATTATCTAATCTAGTAGATCGTGTTCATACCAGATTAGGTAAACTTAAGATACAGTTAGTCGAAACTCCTGCTGATTATATGTCTCAGAATACTCTTAACACGTTGCATAGGAATTGGGTACAGTTACACTTAAAGTATCCAAATTTTTTAAGTTTATTTGACAAACAATTTAGTATAGATGTTGCTAGAATTAATAAAGCATTGCACGAATTGGAAATTTCATGGTCTTTACTATTAGAGAGCAATAATACTATATTGCCAACTATGGGAGATTTACCTAGTTTGTTTGGGCAATCCAATATAAAAGTACCATATGAAAATTTAGGAAGAAGCAGTTATAATAAATGGTTAAACTTTGATGAAAGTTTGGAAACAAGTGATACAAACAATTTCAAAGAGATTTATAATAAATTGTCTATCAATCTAAACAGAAGTTTTATTAGTGATGCTCCAGTTGATTATGTTAATTGGATATCCTATAAAGGGTTTCCTGTTACACCAAACGAATTACTATTGGCAAATTTTGCTGATTTAGATACTAAACAACACACTTATAGGACACTATTCATGAAGAATTTTGTCTTAGGGTGCAATGATGTTATATTCATACAATAAGGAAAAGACATGGCAAAACCATTTGATATTTCAAAGTTCCGTAAGGATCTGACAAAAAGCATTGACGGACTTAGTTTTGGGTTCAATGATCCAACAGATTGGGTTTCGACAGGAAATTATACACTCAACTATCTCATTAGTGGAGACTTTCATAAAGGCGTTCCTCTAGGCAAGGTTACTGTATTTGCTGGAGAATCGGGTGCAGGTAAATCTTATATCTGTTCTGGCAACATTATTAAGAACGCACAGGAACAAAATATATTTTGTATCTTGATTGATAGTGAGAACGCACTGGATGAAGCCTGGCTACACGCACTTGGTGTTGACACTCATGAAGACAAACTGCTAAAGATGAACATGGCAATGATCGACGACGTTGCCAGAACTATCAGTGAGTTCATGAAGGGCTATAAGGCAATGGATGGCAATGAACGTCCTAAGGTATTGTTCGTAATTGATTCGTTGGGCATGTTGCTTACTCCTACTGACGTTAATCAGTTCGAAGCGGGTGAGATGAAGGGTGACATGGGTCGTAAGCCTAAGGCATTAACAAGTCTTGTTCGTAACTGCGTTAACATGTTTGGCAGCATGAATGTTGGTATGGTCTGTACTAATCATACATATGCAAGTCAAGACATGTTTGATCCAGATGACAAGATCAGCGGCGGTCAGGGCTTTATCTATGCCTCATCTATTGTTGTAGCTATGCGTAAACTTAAGTTAAAGACTGATGCTGATGGCAACAAGACTAGCCAAGTACATGGTATCCGTAGTGCTTGTAAGGTCATGAAGACACGTTATTCGAAACCTTTCGAGAGCGTACAAGTTGAGATTCCATATGAGACTGGTATGAGTCCAACTAGTGGATTGCTTGACATGTTTGAAGCAAAAGGCATCCTTGTCAAAGAAGGTAATAAACTTAGTTACACTAGCACAACAACTGGCGAGATTATCAAGGAATTTCGTAAAGGCTGGACAGATGATAAATTAATGACAGTGATCAATGAGTGGAATGAAACTTCTACTAAATCAACAGTTGTTATCACTGAAGAAGAGGAAACATTAGATGAGTGATTCAGAATACCTAGTGGCCATGTGGGAAACTGTTAAAGAATATATTCCTACTAAAGATCGTCAAACAGCGGCTGATCATATCGTAAATGAATTGGTTGAGTTGGGAATCGACGATGATGATTTGGAAGCACTTGCAGTTGACCGACCGATGCTTACTGCTATCAAAGAGCATGTGGAAATCAAAGACAGAGAAGACGAAGACGACGATTAAGGTATCAGATGTGGTATGCTAAGGTAACCAGTGATCTTGGGAACATACCCGCTTTCATTGAATATTATGAAAACGAAATCGAAGAAGCCAGGCGTGACATTTCAGTCAAAGGCAATGTTGAGAAAAACATTGCCGCTTTGCCTGGCATCACCGAACAACGATTTAATCAACTTCAAGAGATCGAAGCAGTTTTAAATTATCTTAACATTCAAATTAGATTGATTAGACGTAAGCATTTCCAAAAATACTTGGAACATTATGCTCGTGCTCTTAGTAGTCGAGATGCTGAAAAATACGTCGACGGCGAGCCCGAAGTTGTTGACTACGAAACAATCATCAATGAAGTAGCACTACTGCGTAATAAGTGGTTGGGTGTAATGAAGGGCATCGATAGTAAGCAATGGCAACTTAGTAATTTAGTTAAACTTAAAGTTGCTGGAATGGAAGATTTCAGTATCTAAGAAATCCTAACGGTAATCCCATCTTGTTTGTGTTATAACTATAGAATCTTGTAAAATCACCCGTATAATTGAATCCTTCTGGATCATCCACGATGATATTTGTATTGCTCATAGTTATAGCATTAAACATTGCTGCCATTTCGCTTAACTTGAGTTTATCTCTATAAACTATATTCATGTCATGATGCTTACATTCGCCATTCATGATAATATCGATGATCGGTGGTAAATCTTCGAGATTTACAAAGTCAAAGAATCTATCTGCGTAGATATGATAATTTTGTCTAGCATAAGTTTGAATTTTCTTAAAGAAACGCTTACTGCTTTCGGTGTAATGAAAGACCCCGAACAATCTCAAGTTATAGAAGTTTTCGTATTGTCGCATATCTTTACTGATTTGATTCTTTACAAAGCCATATGTGTACTTTGGTTCTCTTTCAAAGATTAGATCCTCATGGACCATCATGATATCTTGATCAGTATCAAACTCGTTGCCACTACCAAAATTAATTAATCTCTTGAACCTGTGTCTGTTGGCAACAATGTTGTCCCACATTCTAAGATTGTCCTTGATAATCATGTCGCTATATGACTGTTTAAGTTCATATAGATTCTCTCGGCCAACAAGCGCAGTGTGGATAACTAGATCAAAATAACGGCTATTAAAAAAAGCATTAACAGCAACTGGATCTAATAGATCTAATTTATCTCTTGAACATTCGAATACTTGATGTCCTACTTCTCTAAAATAAGCAGACAAATAACTTCCAATGAACCCATTAGAACCTGTGATCATAATACGCATGAGTTAATCCAATCATTGCCCCAGTTATAACATTGTTTGCCTTCTCCATTGGGATCTATTAGAGCAGGTCTCTTGTTCAGATATTCTTTTAGCAAACTGCGATTTTTGCTAGTTGTACCTATTTCTTTGAGTGATAAAACTTCTTTAAAAGAAGGATTATGATGTGCTTCACTTTGATATATTTCTAAGAATGGTCTAATGCGTAGATGTCCATTCATCTTCATATAGATGCCAATCATACGTTCACATAAGAATCCTTTATAGTTCAAACTCATGTTAGTACGATAATCTGCACAGGTATTCAATTTCTCCAGCCATTCACCTTCAAACTTATCCATGACATCAACAAACTGTTTTAAGAAAGATAAGAGTCCATCCCAGAATTTCTTATTGCCCACAAAGTAATTTCCCACGAGATAATGATTCATTCCTTCCGGTTGCTTCAACAGCGACGGATCTAAGCCCATGTCTTTAAATATCTTTTCGGCAAGTTCTAGAATCAATGGAAAGCAATGGTCTCCGTGTTCCCATACATTCCAATATTTTACTATCTCTTGTGGGTATGGATTAAATGTATAGACATCGTAAGTCAAATCCAGATTGATGATGTCAACAATCTGTTGAGCAGAAACACCTGGTATCCTACTGCGCCATTTCCAACTGAAATGCCCCCAGAGATCCTCGTTGGTCTTCTGTGCTTCTTCGTATATCCTCGTGTAGATGTAATACTCATGAAGATTGACGACAGGGTTGGCAGTATTATCAAATGGGGTAAATTCTGAATCTAGATAAATTTTTTGTTCATCTTTATAATATGCTTGAAATATTTTCATCTTCTATACTTATTAATGTTATAATTAGTTATAGAGGATCCAGATGCAAGAATCAATAAATGATTGCGACATAGTAGTAGTAGGAGCAGGTATATTTGGATCTGTTATTGCTGAACAATGCAGCAGAGATGGACTTAAAGTTTTAGTTATCGAATCACGTAATCATATCGGCGGCAACTGCTATACTGAAGATGATTCAAATACTGGTATTAATATACATAGATATGGTCCTCATATATTCCATACTAGCGATGAACGAGTATGGCGTTATATCAATCAGTTTACTGAATTCAACAGTTATAGACATCAATGTATGAGTCGTGTAGGCAAGAAGACTTATTCTATGCCAATCAATCTTGCTACAATTAATCAATACTTTAAAAAGAATTGGTCTCCAACACAGGCAAAAAAGTTCTTTGAGATTTACGCAAAAGCATATCCTGATCCCAAAAACTTTGAAGAACAAGCAATGGCCCTGATGGGTAATGACTTATACAGAATGTTATTCCGTGAATATACAATCAAGCAATGGAACAGAGATCCTAAGGATTTGCCTGCTAGTGTAGCCAGAAGATTACCAGTTAGATACAACTACAATACTAGATATTATAATGATCTTTGGGAAGGCATACCTAATATGGGATATACACCTATTTTTCAAAAGATGTTGAATCATATTAATATCGAAGTAATGCTGAATATAGATTTCTTCGAAGTTAGACATATGATACCATCAAATAAACTCATTGTATATAGTGGTCCAATTGACAGATACTTCGATTATAAGCATGGTATTCTAAATTGGCGTACTTGCGATTTTGAATTTAAGACTTTTGATATGGAAGACTATCAGGGTGTTACACAGATTAATTACCCAAAGTTAGATATTCCGTATACCAGAACTATCGAGTTTAAACATTTCCATCCTGAGCGTAATTATACTAAAGATCACACTGTTGTGAGTTTTGAATATAGCAGAGCAGCAGGAATAAATGACATGCCTTACTATCCTGTAAATACAGATGAAGATAGATTAAGGTATTCGATGTATCATATCGAATCAAAGCAATTATCAAATACAATCATTGGAGGCAGGCTTGGTCAATATATGTACTATGACATGCATCAAGTGATCGGTGCTGCTTTATCAACTTACGAAAAGAGAATTAAAAATGTTTACAGTAATCAATCCTGAGCAGAGCCATTGGCATGCTGTTGAAACTCTAACTGCATTGAATCGATATCAAGATTTTATGGATAACATTAAAATTGTAGCAGATATGGGCTGCGGTATTGGACTAGATGCAGCATGGTGGGGTAGATTAACTAAGGACGATGGGACATCTAGAAATATACAAGTTAATGCTATAGATCGCAAATTAGAATGGCATGCATTATCTAGAAATGATAACATAAATTATATCGAAGCAGATTTTTCAACATCTGGATTAGAACCTAACAGTCATGACTTAGTATGGGCACATAATAGTCTACAATATAGTCTAAGTCCAATCGGTACATTGATACATTGGCACAGTATACTAAAAACAGATGGTATGTTATTGGTAACCGTTCCATTTAATTTCAAGATTTACAATAATAAAGATATGCTCAATATTAATAGTACCTATACGAATGGGTGTTATTTTAATTGGACAATGGGGAATTTAATAATGACTTTGGTAGGCTCAGGCTTTGATTGTAGAAATGGGCATTTCAAGATTGATAAAGTTAACAATTGGATTCAGGCTGCGGTATATAAATTACCCCAAGAACCCGACCCATATATGAATTGGTATGATATGTGTGATCGTAAACTGTTACCTTTATCAATTGAAAACAGCATTATGAAGAATGGAAACTTTGAAGACGTAGATATAGTAGTAGAATGGATTGATCGAACACAATATATGCTAACAGTTTAAAAATAAAATTGTTGATTTTACTTGACTTTCGAACTAGGTAAGTTTATATTAGATAAATAATAGACGGTTGTTGTGTGCATCAAAAAACGTAGCACAGTCTATTTTATACAACCCAGCTGATACAATAGTGTGTCGGTGCAGAACAAAAGGAAAGAGAAATGAAGAAACTTATTACAGCATTGTTTGCCCTAGTGGCAGGCGTATCAGTAGCAGCCGCTGCCGATCTACCATCCAAGAGTGCAGCCGCTGCTCCAGCAGTTTCAACAAGTGCTTTTAACCTAAGTGGCTGGTACGCAGGTGGTTATGTCGGCGGAAACTTCGACGATACCAACAAGTTCAAGTACGACAACACTCCTAAGGTTTTTGGTGGTGTTGCTGGCTATCAGTGGAACAAGTACCTACGCACTGAAGCAACTTTAGACTATAATACCAAGGCAAAGCCAACTACTACTAAGACTGGCGAAACTGCTTTTGCCAACGCAGTAGTAAGTTACCCAGTATTTGGAGTAACACCATACATCCTAGCAGGTGTTGGATATGGTTGGGGTTCATGGGATAAGGTCACTGTTACAAACAAGGATCGCACCCTTTACAACGTAGGTGGTGGTGTTCGTTATGACATCACTAAGGCTTTTGAAATTGACGGGCGTTATCGTTACATCGACGGTCTAACCGGCAAGAAGTATGATAACAATCATGTTGTTACACTTGGTGTAAACTACAAGTTCTAATCTGAACTTAGTGAAAAGGTGCTGCTTATCGGTAGCACCTTTTTTCACGACTTTTATTTGACTTTGTTTTAGATTCTGTTATATTAAGATTCTTAATGGAGATAACACGGTGAGAACTAGCAGTGAAATTGTCGAAGATCTTATTGATTCGTTAGAGAAAATGATCGACGCTCAGGATGACAAATGGCAAGAAGAAAAGTATGCTAATTATCGAGAAGCAAATAAGATTCATGATGAACGACTAGTTCCTGCCAAAGATAATTTTAAAAAACATTTAGACGATTATATCGATAGACGTATTGAAACATATTGCATCAAGCATATGATTACCAGGACTACTTTCGTAGGAGAAACTGAATGAAATTTGTCACCGTAATGGATATGTGGCTGCTGATCTGTAATATCGGCTTGCTGGGTTGTCTTATCTATGTTGTGCGTCAGTTGATTGCGTTGGCTAAAGATTTTCAGGCATGGAAATATTCAGAAGTTGTTGACAAAGAGATGAAGTATGTTATACAATTGATTAAAGATGAAAGAGATAATCTTGAAAGCAGCATGACTACTGCTGATATTGATATCAAAATGGAATTCTGTGATGATATCATCAATCAAATTGAACGCCGTAGAACAAAGAATATTATTGCGGCAGCTCAAGTAAAGTGATATATAAAGCATAGGGGGATTAGCTCAGTTGGGAGAGCGTCTGATTTGCATTCAGAAGGTCATCGGTTCGATCCCGGTATCCTCCACCACTCAATTAGAAATAGGCATCAATGAAAAAGATTAAAGTATTTTGGAACATTAACGAACTAGCAAACTGGGATAAAGTATTCAAGCAACAGTGGGACTGCATGGTATCAAGCGGTCTTTTGGCGGCTGCGGAAGATGTTATCCTAATGGGGAATGGCAGGATTAGAACTTTCACACCCATTATTGATTCTCACCCCGAATATCCACAGTTGGCTTTTACAAGTGTTTGTGATAGTGCTGCTCTTTGGGAATATCCCGGGCTTATGTTTATGCAACAACAAGCTAAGGAAGCAGAAGAACCCTTCCATATCTGTTATATTCACCTCAAAGGTCTTACACGGTGGGGAAACCCCAATGTAGAAGACTGGAAGGCATGGCTCAATTGGTGTGTCATCGAACGCTGGCAGGACAATGTAGCAGCATTGCAGACACATGATACTAGTGGGCCAAACTGGGAAATCGAACCGTGGCCGCATCATTCCAGCAATTTTTGGTGGGCTAATAGCGATTATATTGCCAAACTTCAACCACTTGTTCATCCGCATAAGTTAGTATCTCACAATGCTACACAATTCAAAGGACACGGGCATTGGAGATTTGATCACGAAGCCTGGCTAGGTAGCGGAAACCCAAATGTTTTTGAAATCGCTCGTAGTTTCGAAGCAGGCGGTGATCATTACGAAAAACCATATCCAAGAGAACTTTATAGAAATGACTGATATACCTGTTAGGAAGTTTCTATTAGAATCTTTCTATACTATTGGTAAATTACCCAATCATGAATCAGTAAAAACATCAGTTTTAGATCTGCTATCAACGACTCGATCAGATTCCTTGGTAATGAAGGATAATTACTATGCTGACAGTGTTAATAAACTAGATTGGAGCAAGGCTCGAGATTTTACAAGACCATGGGTACAACTACTAAAGCCTCAAATAGAAAATTATCTAAACAAACTGGCTGTTGGATTGGGATACCAAAGTTCAATAATTGATGAACTTTGGTATCAACAGTATACTACTGGAGATGCACATGGATGGCATACACATGGTAGTAATTTTACTGGTGTTTATTATTTAGAATTAGATGAATCCAGTCCTAAAACAGAAATAATTGAACCCAGCAAGCAAGACAAGAAGATCACGCTTGATGTTAGTGAAGGGGATGTTGTTATGTTTCCCAGTTATACAATACATCGAGCACCTATAATTAAAAACGATAAGAGAAAAACTATTGTTAGTTTCAATTTTGTAATGGATCTAATAGAGCCAAATACACTGTTACATATTAATCAATTATGATTTATTAATTGTTTCTTCAGTTGGCCAAACAACATTGAATGGATCTGTTAAATCTATCTCTTTTGTTGCATCAATCCATTTTTGTATGATCATAAGTTCTGATGGAGTTTCTTTTGGATCTTTCAGTTGTGCAGCATATACATCTAATAGATGTTTCTGATAGTCGGTTACGTCTTTTAGTTTTTTATCAAAAATAATTTTCTTTTCAGCAGTGGATACTTCACTTACAGCCCATGATTGACCCCAAGTTCCATCAGACTTTTTACTGTTGGATTCAGTGACATTTTGATAGGGAGTAAGTTTTGGTCTATCGCTTGTACTAATAACCGCATAACCTAATTTTTCAAAATCTGCAGGTTTTGGATTAGAATCAAAATCAATTTGAGTTAATACATGTCTTAAATTATCTTCAGTAATCAAATATCCTATAGGTATATTATTTTCTAATTTTTTAAAAAACATTTTTAACTCCATGTAATTTTAACTTGCCCATCACCGCCATTGCCACCTGCACCAGCAATATGTATATTAACACTTGTTCCCCTAGTCAATTGACCTGAATTATAAGTCTTACCAGCGAAACCAGATCCGCCTGCGCCGCCGCCTCCGCTGAATCCGGGATCACCAGAACCATCATATCCAAACGAACCGCTGCCTCCTCCACCTGGGGTATTTCCTGGAAATGCTGTAAAATTTGCTCCAGGATTGGTTCCGCCTGCACCACCACCATAACTCGTACCACCAGCATTTCCGCCAGGCCCTCTTATATCACCTGAACCACCTTGCCCATCTTCGCCAAACGAACCGCCAGAATGACCACCGCCAGCACCTGGAGGTCCAACATATCTACGTCCTCCACCGCCACCTTGTTGCCCACCATTGGCAGTTAGCGTAGTAGCAGGTAAAGTCACAGTTGAAGTTCCGCCATCCCCGCCAGCAAGACTACCACCGCCACCGCCCCATGCATAGAAGTTGATATTATTTCTATATAGTGGGGTTACGAATGTATAATCACCTGGACCATTGACCCAATTGCCATTTCCGGCAGGATCGGTTGCACGTTTAGAATACATGCTACTAAAACTAATATTTGTAGTAGGAAAGTTTGCAGTGGTTAAAGAATCATCTATATACCAAGTTCTACTTCTCATACTGCTCATATTTTTACCTGTATTAGCAGTAAATTCAGCTACAATTTCAGACATTTTAATGGGAGTACCAGAAGCATGAATGGTCATTTTTTTGTTCCGTTTAGTAATATTTAGCAGGTTGACAGTATCTTGTTTGAGTGTATCATAAGCATTATGAGAGAGAAACAAATGTACACAGAACTTACCGAAGAACGTGTTATGTATCTGGTTGATCTTGCTACAGAATATGCTATCTCACGAAATTTAGATGTGGATTGTTATTTAGAATCCATGCTAAATCCCAACAAGATTGGGGATCGCGATGCAGGTCAAATCGTTGAACTGCTGATCAAATACCACAGAGAATGGACGGATCGTAAATGAAAAACTGTGTGAATTATGCAACGGCACTGGAAACAGTCGGTCTCAACGCTCGTGATTATCCACAAGAAAAGTTTGTGGAATCTCACCCTGTTTGGGTAGTTCTTCCCAAGGTAGAATCTATCGTTTATGGGCATGAAGGATGGGAAATCACGAAGGTTTCCAATGATTTATACTCCATTGAAATCATTGAGAAATTTGGGTAAAATTGTAAGTAAATTTGTTACAAAAATATCAGTTGACGCTTATCCCATACGTGCTATTATGTATTATAGGGAATGAGGAGAGCAGCATGTCTTACGTCGTTTACAATGTTGGAACCACCCAAACTGTTAATGAGAAGCGTTGGGGTCGTGAGACTTTCAAAACTGAAGCGGCTGCTAAGGCTGCTCGCACGAGGATGATCAAGAAGTGGAAGTATGAGTCTACTCAACTTGAGATTGCTGAAGTTGCTTTTTATACACAGAACATTGCTGCTACTGTTACACGCACCAATTTGATGACGGGTAATACCTACCAAGAAAGCGTCAATACGCCCCTGTGCTGCTCGCCCTCCAGTGAGACATATTGGTCAATGTAACTATATTTGTTACAAAAATATCAGTTGACGTATACTAGTTTGAGCGTATTATGTATACATAGGGAATGAGGAGCCAAACATGTCCAATGTTATCCGAGTTGACTTCCGCAAAGGTAAGATGAGCGAGCGTGAACAGTACCTCAATCATCTTGCTGTGGAACTGGACGAGATGGACTTCCAGGACTTTGTGGAAGCAGTAAACGATCCTGATGGCGCAGTATACCGGGATCTCGACGAAGACATGCAGATTTTGGTCTGCGAATTCTTTGCCAAAGCAGGTTGACATAATAGCATAAGGTGCTATTATATAATTGTAATCCAAACTAACGAGGTACAAAATGGCTAATGTGCTTATTAAGTCGGGAACGTATCGCAATGCTCCCGTCGTTAACATGTCCTTCCCTCTGGTTAAGGACTATCAAGAAGGTGCTAAGGGAGGTTACGTGACTGTAGATGGGACATCAATGGGTCGTGATCGCATCCGCATTACAGTGGACCCTACAGAATATGAGATTGAGGGTGAGGTTGCTACTCCAATCGTTGCTGCTAAGGTAGAGGAAAGCGACGAAGCAGTCATGGAGCGTATCGGCGAACGCTTCGACATTATGGATTCAATGACGCAGGCAGTTGTTGACGGTGTTGTGCGTTCAATGATCGTTGTTGGTCCCCCAGGTGTTGGCAAGAGTTTTAATGTTGTCAAGAAACTCGAAGAAGCCAACCTCTTTAACATGATCGGTGGCGACATCCGTTTCGAAGTGGTCAAAGGTGCTACTACTGCGCTGGGTCTTTATGCTAAGCTCTACGAGTATAGCAAGGAAGGCGATGTGCTTGTGTTTGACGATTGCGATAGCATTTTGATGGACGAACTTAGTCTCAACATCCTCAAGGCTGCGCTGGACACTAATAAGAAGCGCACCATCCACTGGAACAGTGACAGTAAGTTGCTTCAGCGTGAGGGCATCCCCAACAAGTTTGACTTCAAAGGTGCTTGCATCTTTATTACTAACATTAAGTTTGAGAATGTTCGCAGTGCTAAGTTGCGTGACCATCTCAGTGCGCTTGAGTCACGTAGCCACTACATTGACCTTAGCATGAACACTATGCGTGATAAGATGTTGCGTATCAAACAGATTGCTCGTAGCGGAGAACTGTTTAAGGGTTATAACTTCCAGAATGGTGAAGAGCAAGAGATCTTGAACTTCATGGAGGAGTGCCAAGGTCGACTGCGTGAGATGAGCTTGCGTTGCGCTGTTAAACTTGCTGATCTGCGTAAGACCATGCCAATGAACTGGAAGCGTACCGCTGAGGTTACGCTGATGAAGAACGCTTTTTAAGGGAGACTAAAAATGGTGCGTCGGTATAACACTGAACTTCGTGTGTGGGAAGTGGGCTACTGGGTCAACAACACTTTGTTTCAAGTTGTTGACCTTGTGCGGGACTATGATGAGCTTGAGATCTATAGGGAGGCGGCGTGAAAGACTTTGAATTTTGTGACCGTGTAGGCAAGTGGTATCGTCCATGTGATTGGACTACCTGTTATGACTACAAAGGTCCCAGCAAAGCTCTAAAGCGACAAGCAGAGTATGCTTGGGAGTTGCCTTTGCCTTTCGCAAAACTAATGGTCGAAACTGAAACTTACGTTGGCGCACTGTGCCAGACATGTGGTAAGTTTATCAAAAAGGATAAAACAGATGAACAGTGAAGATGACTTTAAGAAATGGCAGTATGGCTTTAGACTGAAGATACAGCACATGCAACCTTACTATTATTCAAATAAAGAAAAACCTGATGCAGTGGTTCAAGAACTAGAACGTCTAGACAGACTCGAACAGGTTGTCGAAGCACGGAATACTAAGTGGGTAGAAGACCTTTGTGCTGCACTTCAACGTAAATAATAGGGAGATAATCATGTACTTGGATTATTGGGCGATTGGTCTACTATTTTTGCTTTTTATTGCTAATACTATTTTCCAATTTAGAATTGGATTTAGTCAGGGATCCAAGGGCGGGTACGCTATTGGCATGTATCACGCAGTAGGTTGGCTTATGAAAAATCAAGCAATTGAATGCGAGGATAAGATCACTGGCAAGCCTGCATCAGCAAGTGATATTGTGGTTCATATTATTAAGAGCGATACATATGACGATTTTAAACTTACTTCTTGTAAGGACGATCTCAGAAAAATTGTAGAAGCAACACTGTTAGATTAAACTTTCTTCTTACCTGACAATTAAAGGTAGCAGGCAATGTCTGCTACCTTTTCTTTTTGATTCTAACAAAAAAAGGATGTATATTAACTAAATGCCAAGTTGTAAAATAGTTATTTCGGACGAAGTTAACTGCAAGATTGAGGGATTAGAAGTTGATGCACGGCGCAGACTTGTAGCAAAGTTTAAATTCGAACTGCCATATGCTCGTCATCTTCCTGCTGTGCGTTTAGGAAGATGGGACGGCAAAGTTGCTTACTTCCAATTAAGTGGTAGCACTTATGTTAATCTATTGCCCGATATTATCGAGTGGTTGACCGAACGTAATTATGTAATTGACCTTGACGATAAGAGACCTCCTGCTATTCAATTTAATTTTGTTGAAACAACCGAAGATAGTTTTAGTAATGTATGCTGGCCAAAAGGTCATCCTGCTGCTGGGCAACCTATAATGCTGCGTGACTATCAAGTCGATATCATCAATAATTTCCTTGCTAATCCACAGTGCCTACAGGAGGTGGCTACAGGTGCAGGTAAGACAATCATGACCGCCGCGCTTAGTTACAAATGCCAAGAGTATGGTCGTACATTGGTAATCGTTCCTAATAAAAGCCTTGTTACCCAAACAGAAGAAGACTATATCAACATGGGATTGGATGTTGGTGTATATTTTGGGGACAAGAAGGAACTAGGCAAGACTCATACTATCTGCACTTGGCAAAGCCTAAACAATATCCTTAAAGGTGATAAGGAATTGGCAGCGGACTTCATCGACAATGTTGTTGCTGTCATTGTTGACGAGGTACATATGGCTAAAGCAGAAGTACTTAAAGATATTCTCACGGATTACCTTGCTCGTGTTCCAATTCGCTGGGGATTGACTGGAACTATACCTAAGGAAGACTTTGCTTTTGTTGCACTTAAGATTGCACTAGGTGAGGTAATCAATAAACTCAGTGCCAGTGAATTGCAAGACCGAGGGGTGTTGGCAAACTGTCACGTGAACATTATTCAAACTGAAGAGCATAGTGAGTTTACAGATTATCAAAAAGAACTAAAATATCTAACTACTAATCCTGAAAGATTAGATTACATTGCAAAATTAACAAGTGAGATTATTAAAACTGGTAATACATTGATACTAGTGGATCGCATTAGTGCAGGGGAAGAACTTGCTGCTAGGATCTCAAACAGTATCTTTATCTCCGGCGATATGAAGACCGCAGATCGCAAAGGACATTATGATGAGATCGCCGAAACAATGGACAGAACTATTATTGCTACCTACGGCGTTGCTGCTGTGGGGATCAATATTCCTCGTATCTTTAATCTTGTACTCATTGAGCCTGGCAAGTCTTTTGTTCGTGTCATACAGTCTATCGGTCGTGGTATTCGCAAGGCACAAGATAAAGACCATGTTCAGATCTGGGATGTGACTGGTAATTGTAAATTCGCCAAACGTCACCTTACTAAGAGAAAACAATTCTATAAGGAAGCGAATTATCCATTCACTATAGATAAAATAAGTTATAAGTAAACCAAGGAATTTTAATGCGCATACTAACAGTTGATAATACAGTATTTGAAATGACACAGTTGCCCGACGAAGTAACTGACTTAAGATTTTGTGTACTTGATAATTCAAACCCAGCAGACCCTGACTACTTCTTCTTACCGTTGATATTTCTAGAATCATTCAATGATCCTGCATTAGTCTTAAAGATTGGACCTCACACGATCAAGATGCCATACAATTGGCGAATACTAATCGGTGAGGCTGAGATTGGTGATTTGGAAGCATTGCCTCTTACTAAACTAAATGACAGAGGATTCGAAGCATTTACTTTCAATCCACTTAAGAGTTTCAGAGCAGAATTCTTTCCAATCGAAATTACAGATGTATATCAAGATGTAAAATGGTTCTTTCCAAAATTAAGAAATGGGCAATTACTGTGTGTACCTATTAGTAGTGGACCAAATCCAGTCTGTGCTTACTTTGTTAAAGATATCAGCCGTGCAAGCGAATGCATTGACATTTCTAAGATTGTATAGTAAAATAAAACATGGCTAAAAAAGAACGTGCATTAGACTTGACATATCTTTTGAACTCGATCGACAAGAAGAATCGAGATTTTTATGAAGATCTCGATACAGAACAGTTGAAAGAGTATAGTTCCTATGTGGCATTACGGTGGGCAAGTAGCATTAATCAAGATGGCGATATCGCCAAGTATTATTTGCTTAGTGCGAATCAACAGGCTAACAAACATCTGTGGGATCTAAATAAACATCCCAAGTTACAATGGTTGGCAATTAGTTGTATCAGTCCAGGGATGGGAATACAGCGACATGAATTTATTGCATTTAAAAATAAATCTGCTAAGAATAAGAGAGCACAAATAATTGCTAATCTGTATCCTGCGATGAAAATCAAAGAAGCAGAAGACCTAAGTGATCTAATGAGCGACAAAGAATTCAGTGAATACCTTAAAGATTTAGGGTGGGACGACAAAAAGATTAAAGAGGCAGTGAGCAAATGACAGTTAGGAACTTTTATACCAACGATCCAAGTGTTTTAACAACTAGTATCTCAGACACATATGGCGGTCAGGAACTTATGATCAATATCAGTTATGAATTTCAAGAATTGTTAAATTGGTGGAGACAATGGGGACCGATATTTAAAGATGGTAATGCTACTGTGCAGGATGCATTAGTACAAGCAAGAGTACTACATGAGTTGGCTAAAGAACAAAATGGGCAACCTAAAACTTACAGTTGGACCGAAACAACACTATGATTCGATTAGAGGATATAACTTGGATACATGCTGAATTGAGCACATTATGTCAGGCTGCTTGTCCTCTGTGTGCTAGAAATGATTATGGATTCAAAACAAGAACAGATTTTCCCAAGTGCGAATTATCCATCGAAGATTGGGCTAAGATCTTTGACAATGCCACTTGTAATCCAAATAGATTTTATTTCAATGGCAACTTCGGTGATCCTATAATTGCCAAAGATGTGGTTGAGATAACTGAATATTGTTTCAATCGGTGGCCAAGAATGAAAATTCAGATATCCACTAATGGTGGGATACGGTCCGAAGAATGGTGGACTGAATTTGCTACAAAGTTTAGTAAAAATCAATTAGTTGTTCAATTTTGTATCGATGGTCTCGAAGACACTAATCAAATATATAGAATAAATGTTCCATATCAAAAAGCAATGGCAAATGCTAAAGCATTCATTGCAGGCGGCGGAAATGCTCAGTGGCGGATGATAAAGTTTAAACATAACGAACATCAATTCGAAGAAGCACAGCGTAGAAGTAAGGAAATTGGGTTTGCTGCATTTTTAGAAACAGATGATGGTAGAAACAGGGGGTTTGCATTTACGAATGAAACCGACGGTTATTGGATTTTGCCATCTGAAGGAGCAGGGTCAGATCAATCTCCTCAACTTATCAGACCAAAATTGTTTGAAAGTAAACCACCTAAGATTAAGGACGATGGATTGGTTCCTATGCTTGAAAGCAAGTGGCTTGCTAACAATAAAAACATTGATTGTTTTGTTAAGAAAGAAAAGTCTTTATACGTCGCTGCAAATGGGGAAATATATCCCTGCTGTTTTATCGGATTCTTTCCAAAAGAATATAAAGGTTGGTACACTAATTTCAATACAGTAGTGGGTGATATTGAAAACAATGCCATCACACATGGACTAGAAAAGTCTGTGGAATACTTTAATAAGGTGGAAGAATCTTGGAGCAAAGAATCTGTCGCAGATGGCGTGATAACAACTTGTCTAAACTGTTCTAAAGAATGGCGTTCAACAGTGAAAAAATCTAACTGACATGAAATCGGATATGGCAAATTTTATAGCAGAAGCCGTGGCAAATGCAAAGCCAGGAGACCACGTCTGTCAGTATTGTAACAAAGGCTTTATCAAAGAAAGCACACTTGCTGCACATCAATGTGAACCAAAACGTCGTGCTCAACAGCGCACTGAAGTTGGTGTTAGTCTTGCTTATCAGGCATGGATTAGATTCTATGAACTTACTCAGGGCAGTGCCAAGTTAAAGACATATGATGACTTTTGTAAAAGTCAGTTCTATGCAGCATTTGTTAAGTTTGGGAGATATTGTCACAGCATACGTGCTATCAATGCTACTCGCTTCATTGACTATGTAATCAAGAATAACATCAAACTTGATCATTGGTGTCGTGAAAAAATATATGATGTATATCTGTTGCAGTTACTAACAACTGAAGCAGCCGAGGATGCACTTGCAAGAGGAATCGAGCATATGCAGGAGTGGGCCGAAATAAATGGTACTCTGTTTAGTGATTATTTCAAATGTGTATCATCTAATCGTTTGGTGACAGACATTAGAAACGGCCGTATTAGTGCTTGGTGTTTGTTTTGTTGTGATTCTGGTAATATTGCTCTCTCAAATCTAAACGAAGAGCAGATTAAATTAATTTGGCCATATATAAACTCTGACATTTGGCAGAAGAAGTTAAAGGATTATCCTGCTGATGCAGAGATGGCAAAGTATATCCTCAATGAGGCTGGATTATGAATTACGGTGGAATTGATGCAGCACCCCCTAACAGGAAATGGGGAATATGGCAAACTGAATTTTTATGGAGACCAAAGCGTATAGACAATAAATGGTATTGGTTACGTCGCATTCATTATAGATTTCGTATGATATCATGGGCGCCAGGATTAGGTGAAGAAAAATATGAATTTCAATATGCTGTTGACGTATTTGATCTAATGCAGAAAGATTCACAGTGAAATTTGCAGCAGATATTGATATTGATTTTGCTGATAGAGAAGCAGTGCTTAAAGTAATAAAGCATACGCCTGCTAGTATACATCGCAATGGTGAATGGACCAAACATAATACAGGAGTATATGTTAATCCTATACCTTCAGATCCATTAACTGGCCTGAGTAACATTGATTATCAGTCTGCTGAGGACATTGGTTATATTAAACTTGATCTGTTGAATGTGCATGTATACAGTATGATTAGGAATGAATCTCATTTAAATAGTTTGATTGCACAGGAACCAAATTGGGATTTATTAAATGATAAGACCTTTGTGGAGAAACTTATTCATATTGGCAACCATTATGATCTTATCCATCGTATGCCTGATCCTATTACTTCCATACCTCGCATGGCTATGTTTCTTTCTATTATTAGGCCTGCAAAGCGCCATCTCATAGGATTAACGTGGAAAGAAGTTGCTAAGACAATTTGGGATAAGCCATTGGATGATAGTTATTTCTTTAAGAAAAGCCATGCTGTGTCTTATGCACAGTTAGTAGCAGTTCACATGAATTTATTAGTTTAATTTACGAACTAACTGTACTACTCTACGCTTAGTTCTTTTATTTGCTAGATTTGCCAAACTTACAAAATGCCCTTGCTGTTCTTTGATATCTTTAACATTAAGAGTAACTAGACTATATCTAAATTCGCTCCATGTATGTTTCATAAAGATATTAATGGGTATGAGTCTATTAGATTCCCACCACCAGATATCGGCTTGTTCCAGAAATCTTCGTTTGTGTTCTTCTGTCTTTAATTTATTGAATGCATACATGCTGACAATATCGCCATCATGATTTTGAATAACTCCTACATAGTCGCTATGTGTGTACTTGATGAAGCTAATAAAGGGATAATTTTCTAACAATTGTTCCAAACTCAATGACATAAATATTCTAAGAGACGGGGTTTAAAGTGCAATCAATCTCAGGATATTTATATAACCAAACCATGGATGTGGTAATTATTCTGGACGCACTGCCTAATCGGGAGAATATGCTAGTGTATGCAAAGCCCTTACAGATTTACAAAGGTATCGATAATAAGATTAAGTTATTGATCAAGAATCAAGATCAAAAACTTCAAAACCTATTAGATACAACGATCATCTTTAATTTAATTGATAGTGCAACTAGCGAATTGATTTTTACACGTTTGGTAACAGCATATGTTAATAAAGGATCTGCTTATATAACATTGGATCAAATGGATCTAAATGATTTACCTGCAGGAATCTACAACTACAGTCTACAATTAAACAGTGGCGAAGGCGAAGCCAGAATCATTTATAGTGATGACAATTATAATGCTCAGGGACAAGCAAGAGTAGTGGATGGTGTGTATCCAACATTTCGACCAAGCATAAAACCAACACTTGGTCCATTCTATAATAACAACCCCAATTCCAATGGATATCGATCTGATCAAAGTACTATAATATCCGATGCTATCAATGTATTAGATCGAGTTAAATCTCGTAGTATTCTGCAGACTGTACAGTATTATGGATCAGGATTTACTGGAACAGTAAAAATTCAAGGTAGCCTTAGTGCTACTATAACTGCATATCCAGATGATTGGTTTGATATCGACACTCAGGCTTTTGATGAACTTACTGGATGCCAGTTTAGCACTTTTGTTGGTAAGATTGGGCTAGTACGCTTTAGAGTTCATACTACTAGCGGTTCATTAGACAAGATACTTTACAGACCATAATTAATCTGTTATAATAAAGTATGTTCATCCAGCAGGAAATACTATCAGCATGGACTAGAGGTCGTAAGACTAAAAGCACTGCCACTGGCTGGATCAGTGCCAATGCTGTCTGTTGTCACCATAATGGGCAGAATACCGACCAGCGTGGACGTGGGGGTCTGCTACCCACGCAAGAAAGTGGGATCAGTTACCATTGTTTTAACTGCGGGTTTACTGCCAACTGGCAACCCGGGCGTCGCATCACTCTTAAGATGCGTAAACTATTGGCCTGGATGGGTGTAGGTGAAGATGAAATTCGTCGTCTCAGTTTATTTGCATTGGGACAACTTGATAACAGCATGGATGTCAAGAAGGAAGTAATCCGAGAACTTCCAAAATTTGAATGTAAGGAAATCTGTCCGGGGCATGATCTATTAGATTGGTTTATCATGCAGGATATTAGCCAGGAAGATTTAGATCAAGCAATGCTTATTCTTGATTATGTTGATTCGAGAGGACTTGGAGATAAGATAGAATACTTCAAGTGGCACAATGATAAGACAACACATGTATATAACCGTGTATTAGTTCCATTTGCATGGTTAGGGCAACCCATGGGATATAGCGGGCGCAGCATTGTACCAACTAAACGAAAATACTACACAGAACATCCTCCACATTTTGTATTCAATTATGATAGGCAGCAGCAGGATGCTAAGTTTTGCTTAGTAGTCGAAGGTGTACTCGATGCGATCGCAGTAGATGGGCTATCAATCTTAACGAACGAATGCAACGAATCGCAAGCACATATCGTTGATAGCCTGAATCGTGAGGTTATTGTTGTTCCAGATCGTGATAAAGCAGGCATGGAATTAGTTCGACATGCAATGGAATATGGATGGAATGTTGCATTTCCAGATTGGGGTCCAAACATTAAAGATTGCTCGGACGCTGTACAAAAATATGGTCAACTGTTTACAATGCGTAGTGTTCTAAACAGTGTTGAAACTAACAATCTTAAAATTCAACTCATGATGAAGCGTTGGCTTGATAACTAACATACTTCTTAAAGATTTTATCAAATGAATCTCTGTTGTCTGCTTTTGGAGCACATAGTCCACAGAAGCAAGATTTCTTAGCACAGGTAATAACAGGCATATCTTTTCCCATCATATCTCTTAGATTCTCTAAAATTAAATCTGCCTGATCTACTGTGCCAATTGGACCAACTGTTCCATCAAACTTCATTCGACAGTCTTTGTTATGAAAAACTTCTCTGGAAGTCTGTCTGATATAGAGGAAGAACCAATTAACACTACAACTCCAGTTGGTAAAGTTATTTTTGATAAAAAAGTTACGTTCCTTAAAATTACCATCTGTGCATATTTGTCGTCCGCCGCAACATGCCCTACCAACATTAGTTAAATTAACATCGTGATTGCTATTAATTTTAATTTCTTCAGTATTAAAGGATTTTTTATTATATAAGTCATTGAACCAATTTATCTGTTGGGGAGAATACATGTGAGTGTCATTGACCCTGTCTAATTGTCTTGGCAAGAATTCAATATTATTTTCTTTACAGAAATCGATCATTTGGATAGAATCATCAAACCTAGTAGGATTCATCAATACAATGACTTTAACTCTTTTCTTGTTTGAAATGAGTGTAAGGATGTTTTGTCTGACTTGTGATTTTTGTTTTGGACTTGCTTCGCTGTGATAACTCACTGTCCAATAATCTATTAGATCTTTTAACTTATTAATAAGTGTTTTACCAGCAACCAAGTTGGTAGTGGTTTGTATAGTTAGTACCCAATCATCTTTAAACTTTTCATATTTTTCTCTGATTGCTTCGTATACATTTATAATGTCAGGGTGGAATATACTTTCTCCCCCATAGACATTTAGAATTACTTCTCTTGCCCATTTTGGTTTGTTCTGCATATAGATGTTGACATACTCAAACATAAAGTCTATAGTTTTTAAACATTCTTCGAGTGGGGGGTGTCTTAATTTATTATCATGCCATTCTGGACCGCAATAACTACAATCCAAATTACAGCGTAGTGTAATCTCCCAATCTAGTAGAAAACTAATTTTATTAGCGGGATCGATTGCAGGCTCGACTGTTCTTAGCATGTGGTACTTATAAGTCATAAAAATATAGTAATATATAATGACATTAAATGCAAGATAAGTGTATAATAAGAGCATGACAACATCGTACGATACAGGCATCCAGAAGTTATTTCTCGAGATGATGATGCAAGATCCTCAGAGTTTTGTCAGAGTTCAAAACATCTATAATGTAGAAAACTTTGATCGTAGTTTGAAAGCGCCTGCAGACTTTATTAAATCGCATTGCGAAAAGCATAATACAATGCCTACGTTCGAGCAGATCAATGCAGTATGTAAGAGTGATCTGCAACCAGCTCCTGGACTCAATGAAGATCACTATAATTGGTTCCTTGATGAGTTCGAAGGCTTTACCAGACAGAAAGAACTCGAACGTGCAATTCTAAAAGCAGCAGACTTGCTAGAAAAAGGTGAGTATGATCCAGTTGAGAAATTGATTAAAGACGCAGTGCAGATTAGTCTTACCAAAGACATGGGAACGGATTATTTTGCTGATCCCAGGGCACGTCTTATGAAGATTAAAGATAATAACGGACAGGTCAGTACTGGTTGGACTACGCTGGATAAACTGTTATATGGCGGATTTAACAGAGGTGAACTTAATATCTTTGCTGGCGGATCCGGCAGTGGTAAGAGTTTGTTTATGCAGAACATTGCTGTGAATTGGATGCTATTAGGACTTAACGGTGTTTATATAACACTAGAACTCAGCGAAGAACTGACTAGTATGCGCATCGATAGTATGCTTGCAAACATTAGCAGCAAGGATATCTTCAAAGAAATCGATACTGTGGACATGAAGATTCGTATGGTCGGGAAGAAAGCAGGAAACTTACAGATCAAGTATATGCCTGCACAGAGCAACGTAAATGATATTCGTGCTTATCTTAAAGAACTACAGATTAAGACTGGTAAGAAATTAGACTTTGTTATGTTAGATTATATGGATCTACTGATGCCAGTTAGTGCTAAAGTAAGTCCCAGCGATCTGTTCGTCAAGGACAAGTATGTTGCAGAAGAAGTTCGCAATCTTGCTAAAGAATTACAGATGTTGTTAGTGACAGCCAGTCAGTTGAATCGCAGTGCAGTTGAAGAGATCGAATTTGATCACAGTCATATCAGTGGCGGTATCAGTAAGATTAATACAGCAGATAACCTGTTTGGTATCTTTACGAGTCGTGCAATGCGCGAGCATGGTAGATATCAATTACAGTGTATGAAGACACGCAGTAGTAGTGGTGTCGGACAAAAAGTCGAACTTCAATTTGATGTTGATACATTGCGAATCATGGATGCTACTGAAGAGGATAGCGGCATTTCTAAGAGGCCCAGCAGTATTATGGAACAGATACGTTCTAATCCAGTGGTAAGACCAGCAGAAAGACAAGAACCTAAGATTACTGCTAATGTCGAAAGCAGTAAATTAAAGCAGATGTTATCGCAAATCAAAACTACGAGTTAATTTCTATATGACATGTTTTTCAATAAATAATTTTGAGGATTGATTTTGCGCAAAACTACTCGTAGTATATTAGATGAAATTAGTAACATTGTCCCACATCACGATAAAGATTTTGTGATTGAGAGCAGGGCAACTCATATCATTAACTCAGCAATTAATTTACTTAGAATGATAAACGAATCCTACGATGGCGACGATGCTTCTGAGTTAGAACGTAGACTAATAAATAGTATTAGAAATAAAGATCCTAACAAATTTATTAGAGGTCTCAGAAGGATTCGTAATGAAGATCAGTGATATAATTTTAAATGAACAGTCTTTAGATGAAGGCTTTTGGGACGATATTAAGGCTGCTTATAAAAGCGGAAAAGAAGATTATATTAAGCGCAAAGCAGCAGAACTTGGGATGACTCCAGGGAATATAGTTGCTACTGCGAATAAAAAGACAGGCGGAAAAGTAGCAGGCCAAACTAGCAATACACCCAATGCTATTCGTAAGCGTAATAGCAGAGCAGCAGCAAAAGGCGGAGCACCTGCGCCAGCAGCACCGGTACCTAAAAGAACTAAGACAGCACCAGGCGGAGCACCAGCAGCACCAGGCGGAGCACCAGCAGCACCTGCACCAGCAGCACCTGCACCGGGCGCTCCTAAACCTAGAGTTAGAGTACCGGCAGGATCGGCACCAGCAGCACCAGCACAAGGTGGAGCACCAGGTGGAGCACCAGCAGCACCAGCAGCGCCAGTACCTAAAAGAACTAAGCCAGCACCAGGTGGAGCACCAGCAGCACCAGCAGCGCCGGGCGGAGCACCGGCAGCAGCACCAGTTACATTTGATGTTGTAAAGCAATCTGTTGATGGACTATCTAAGAAAGAAAAACAGAAACTTTTGACAAATTTGTTGTCTGATTTAGGTACTCCAGTTAGGTAATTTTTTGTCTTCAGACATAAATATTTACAGCGTAAACACGCAAATATTGGAGAAATAAGATGGCAGATTTTTATCGCACAAATGGTAGTGTTGGTACAATTGGTACTTTCGTAAGTCTAATCGGTAAGACACCTAAGGCTTTCGGAATTAGAATTGCTGGTACAGCAGGTCAAAAGGACGTAAGTGGCGAACTAGGCGTTAATGGCGCAGTTCAGGATATTTTCAAGATGCTTAGTGCAAATGCAACTATCCTAGGTTATCAGATTGAAAACAATTCAACTGGTAATGTTAGCGTACTAATTGAAGGCGGCGACAACCTTTCAGCAGCAACAGTACAGAGCATCATCCGTACTGGTGGTAACGGTGCTGGTGGTTATGGTAACAGCAGCCCACAGTTGGATGCAGGTTCAACACTTGTAACCGATGTTGGTTTCAAGCTAGCATACTCATAATAATAGTTAATATTAGAATTGAAAGGGCGTTTATTCGCCCTTTCTTTTTGACTTGAATTTGGGCAGTATAAGTATGTCGTGACTACATATACTTGCTATACACTATTTGATATACCAAATAAAGGTTCGAGATCTGAAATCAGAAATTGGAATACATTGATCCAATTGCTCAGTCTAAAGACACAACCTTTTATCATTGATTTTCCCAGTTTTCAAATTGATTATCTAGACA